TCACAGCCCCAACGCTCCGCTCCAGCCGTCGATGGCCTTACGCGCCGTGTCGTCGGAAGTGTGCCCGTAGATGTCGCCGGTGATGCTGATGGACGAGTGCCCCAACAGGTCTGACACCGCCTTGATATGGACCCCGGACTCCAGCCACCCGGTCGCCGCCGAGTGCCGCAACGTGTGCACCCCGGTCTTGTCGAGGCCGGCCTTCTTCGCGGCCAGCTCGACGGTCCGCAGGATGTTGCGCGGGTCCACCGCCGTCCCGAACTCCGTGGTGAACACCAAGCCCGTATCGGTCCATTGATTGCCTGCCCGCAGCCGCTCCGCAGCCTGCTTGGCCTTCTGCGATTTCAGTAGCGCCACCATCGCCGGGGACAGCGGAACCGTTCGCCGGGACCGTTCCGTCTTCGGCTCCGTGATGACCAGTTCCTTGCCGACCCGGCTCAACGTCGCCTCGACTCGAATCGTCCCCGCGTCGAGGTTGACGTTGCGCCATGCCAGCGCGACCGCCTCACCTCGGCGCAGGCCGCTGCCCGCGATGAGGACCAGCACGTCGCGGTAGCGCAGCCCTTCTGCTGACGCCAGCAACTTGGCCAGTTCGGCGGCACTGATGTGCTTGGCCTCTTTCTTCGCCACCTGTGGACGGTCCACCCGTGTCGCTGGATTGCGGGCAATCAGCCTGTCCCGGACCGCCCCGTCAAGACCAGCGCGCAACACGCAGTAGATGTTGAACACGGTGCTGTCGGACAGCGGTTTGTCCTTCTGCCGCAGCGACATCAGCAGGGCGTCGATGTCGGAGGGCTTCAACTGATCCAGCCGGATCGCCCCGAACGGCGCTGGCTCCAGATGCTTCCGAGACAGGTTCCCGTACAACTCTTTCGTCGAGCTCTTCCGGTTCGACGCCGCCAAACCGGTCGTCCGCCAATAGGCAAGCCATTCACCGACCGTCTGCTTGGAGTCCCGCACCGGGGCGCCCTCGGACAGCCGGTCCCGCGCTTTGTCGAGCTTGTCCTTCACATCCTTCTGAGTGCGGCCATACGCCGAGTACCGCTTGGTCGCACCGTTCTCGTCGGTGTAGGAGAACGCGCCTTTCCAGCCGACCTGCTTGCCGTCCTTCTTCCACGGATACAGCGACCCTTGCCCGTTCGCGTTTCTACTCATTGATGAACCCCTCCTGGCGCGCCTTCTCGATGTAGCGCTGTGCGGTCCGATACGACACAGCGAAAGCGCGTGCCACAGCCTCCGTGCGTGCAGTGGTGGCCGCCCTGTACGTGTCCGCGACTCGCTGATGGTGGTCGTCAGTCATTCGCCTACGCACTTCTTTTCGTGCAGTGCGCACAGCACGCATCGCCTTCCGCTGGCTAGCGGACTCCGCAGGCGACCGCCGAACCCACCTTCTCCTACCGGGCGGCGCGGGTTGAGGCTCGTGGGCCAGGTACGAAATCCACTCCTCGATGTCGTCCTCGAGTCGTGCGGCCGTCGCCTTCAAATCCTTTGCGCGAACATGAGTTCCGGAATCACGCTTCGCCGAGATCTTCACCTCTGCGCACACCGGGACGCCCTTCCAAACCTCAAAAACCAGCTCGACCAGAGGCTCGCCGTCGTCTCCCAGGTGGCGGCAGATGACGGGGGACGGCACGCCGACATCTCCCACCGGCTCGATGGTGTGACCCTGCGGCTCTTCCAACTCGACGACTGTGCCGTCGGGGTAGTGGATTCGGTGCCGCATTCGACCTCCATGGGTTGCGCGTCAGTGGAAAACCTCTCAGTGACGTAGCCAGTATGCACAGTGACGCGTCACTATTCAAGTACCCGATGGAACGAAGGCGTACGCCAACGAGCACCGGCGGTCCTGGCCAAGTGCGGGGATCTGCTCCAGGCGCAGATAACTGAACCACCGATCCTTGCAGCGGGGCATTCAGCCCCGTGAACTGAATAGAGCGAATTGCATTGCGTAACAACACACCTCGAAGGGAGGTGACATGCAAACACGTGAACTTGTGCGGCACCTCGTTCCCATCGAGGACGCACAGAACGAACTTGGCGGCATCGGCCGCACCACGCTCTACCGGCTCATCGACGAGGGACACCTCGTCCGGGCACGCATCGGGCGGAGGGCCTTTATCACCGGCGAATCCATCGCCAACTACATCGCCAGCATCACCGAAGGGGACTGATGTCCATAAAAGAAAACCGCCCCGGGGGCAACGGGGCGGAATCCAGAACAACAGGGTGCAGTCAGTATATCCAACAACTCAGACAGCGCCGTGCTGCAACGTGCCGACTACCGGTCCTTGACTGCGGTCATCACGCGGACCCGTGGACCTGCCGCCACGATCCGGTCACACTCACCGACCAGGACGTCGACGGATACCGCGATGCCGCACAACACCTACTTGCCTGTGGCTTAACCCCCGCCCCGGACCTGATCGCCATGCGCGTGATGTGGCGGCGCGGCGGCGCAGACCGGGACCTCGTCCGGGCAATCGCCGAACGGTGGGAGACCGCCGCGTGACGGCATACGCGGACCCCTACGCCGACATCCCACCACCTGACGACGAACCGGGAACGTTCCCATATAGGGGTGCGGAACGTTCCCAACGCTCTGACCTGCACATTCTCGACAGCGTTCCCGGACCGTTCCCGGTACGCAATCCCGAGTGCGGCTACGTCAACATCGCCGCTCTACTCGACGACGGCATACCGGAACCCCCGACACCGCTGATCTGCCCTCGCAGCGACGGTATCGGCCTGTTCTACGCCGGTCAGTACAACGTCGTCTTCGGAGATCCCGAATCAGGCAAGACACTGCTATGTGATTACGCCACCGTGGCGGTCCTCGCGTCCGGTGGCCGGGTCCTACGACTGGATTTGGACCACAACGGGCCAGACAGCACAGTCAACCGCCTCATAGGTTTCGGAGCCGACGAACACGTATTACGAGATCCTGGCCGATTCCTCTACGTCGAACCAGCCGACCGCACACAAGCGTTCGCAGTCGTCGACGACATGACCGACTTCGATCCGACCCTTGTCATCATCGACAGCATCGGCGAACTGCTTCCACTTTTCGGAGCGGGCAGCAACTCGGCAGACGAATTCACCGATGTGCACACCCGGATCATCAAGCCGCTGACGAGAACCGGCGCGTGCGTCGTGGGAATCGACCACCTCGCCAAAGGTGCAGATTCCCGAGCATTCGGACCAACGGGTACCGCCGCCAAAAAGCGGGCTATCGGCGGCACCAGCATCCGCGTCAAAGTCGACAGCGCATTCACACCGGACAAGGGCGGCTCCGCCTACCTGACGATCCACAAGGACCGCCACGGTGGCCTACGCCGACACTCACCGTCCGGTGACCGGGAGCCGATGTGCGGCAAGTTCGTCATCCTCGGCGACATCGTCCGCGTCCAGGCCCCCATGACCGACGAGCGCAACCCTGAAGAACAGCCAGATCCCGCCGACATCGAGGCGCTGGCAGCACTCGACCCGCCACCAACCTCAGTGAAAGACGCACGAGAACGACTCGGCTGGCGAAACGACAGAACAGGCAAGGCCTTCCGCGCCTGGAAATCAAACCCCGAAAGGAACGACACATGACCAACATGCCCCCCGAGGCCATCATCGTCGGAGACGACGGCCTGCCCATCGGGCACGTCAACTTCGACCAACTCACCGCGGACGCCACGCTGCTCATGTACGACATGGCCGTCACTGCGGGCGATGACGACGCCACGGACAAAGTCGCCATGAAATGGGCCGGCGCACACGAGCCCGACTACTTCGGATACCTCTGCGCCTCAGCCCTATCCCTGATGACACGACACATCCTCGGCCCAACCCTCGACGTCACCGACCGTGTAGGCGTCGACCTCCGAACCGGACTCAAGCAAGCATCCGCTGCCGCCCACCGCGACCTCCAAAAGTGAAGGACAACAAGATGAAAATCGAGATCCTGCGCGTCCTCGGAACCCGCGCACAACACCCCGCCGTCCTCGCCATCGTCGACGGATTCACCATCCGCTGGTCACCACGAGACGACTGGTCCTGCACCTGCGACGAACTCCAGTTCCCCACGTGCCCGCACATCCCGGCCGTCGAGAACGTCATCGCACCCCGAATCCTCGGCGGTACCAAGTGACCGAAGCGTTCATCGACCTGTCCAGCCACGTCACACTCAACCTCGAAGACGACGGACTCCGAGTCGGCCTCATCCCACACAACGGCGGCGTCGGCGTCCTCCTCAGCCTCCACACCGACCTCGGGAAGTTCGTGGTCGGCCTGGCCCCCAACCACCTCCAAGTGTTGTGGGCCATCCTGCGCAACCTCACCAGCTTCACCCCCGAGGAGTACAAGCAGGCATACGACGAACTCGTGGCCCTGTCCCAGCAGGAGGAGCAGTGACCCTCAAACCCTGCTTGCAGTGCGGCGAACCCACCGACCAATCCCGCTGCCCCGACCACCGACTCAAGGACCGACCCCTCGCCAAAGGACACGCCCACACCAACCCCGCCCGCTGGAAGCGCCTGTCCAAGCGGCTCCGCAACAACGCACCGTTCTGCGAACACTGCGGCGCGGTCGACCAACTCCAGCTCGACCACATCATCCCGCTGTCCGCAGCCCCCGAACTGACCTACGCCGACGAGAACTGCCGCGTCCTCTGCAAGACCTGCAACGGACGCCGACAGGACCGCTACACCATCGACGAGGCCCAGCACGTCCTGCAACGACTCCAGACCACCTATCGCCGCCGACCCACTCGGCAAGGCCGAGAACGCATCGCAGCCGCCCAGAAAGCCATCTACGACCAGGGGGGACACCCCGAACAGGCCACCAGTCCGCCGGATGGCAAGGCGCAGAGGGCAATGAACTTGACGGGTGTCAACACCGTATGAGGTCCGGGAACAAGGGAAAGTTGGAAAACGCCGAGGTCCCGCTCCCTTTTGCGCCCCGTACGGAGGTGGAGTCGGAGCGGTTTCTGAAGTTCTGCGAGAAGTTCGTCAGGGTTCCCAAGGGCACGAACGCGAAGGGGGTGTTTCGGCCGCGTCCTTGGCAGACGGACATCGCTTCGGACGTTCTCGATAGCGGTGCTCGCACGGTCGGTCTGATGTTGCCGAGAGGTTCCGGCAAAACGACATTGAACGCCGCGATCGCTCTCTACACGTTCTTCACGTGGGGGGAGGGCGCGAATGTCGATGTCTTCGCAGTAGACGAAAGGCAAGCAGGTCTGGCGTTCTCGGCTGCGCGCCGGATCGTGGAGCTGTCGGAGGATCTATCGTCGCGCTGCTACGTGTACACCGACAAGCTGGTGTTGCCGTTGACGGACTCCACGTTTCAGGTGATGCCCGCTTCACCGGCAGCCGCCGAGGGCCGAGACAGCGTGTTGACGATCTGCGACGAGGCCGGGGTCATCAACCGCGATCTATTCGAAGTCGTCCAGCTCGCGGCCGGCAAGCGTGAACGTTCGGTGCTCGTGGCTATCGGGACGCCGGGACCGAACCTTGACGATCAAGTGCTGCTGTCGCTGCGGGATTATCACCGCGAGCATCCTGACGATCGTTCGCTGGTGTGGCGCGAGTATTCGGCCGCCGGGTTCGAGGATCATCCCGTTGACTGCGAACATTGCTGGGAGTTGGCCAATCCCGCGTTGGACGACTTTCTTCACCGGGACGCGCTGCACGCGCTGCTGCCACCGAAGACTCGAGAAGCAACGTTTCGACGGGCACGGCTGTGTCAGTTGCCGATCGACAATGACGGCTCATTCTTGCCGCCGGGAGTCTGGGACAGCCTGTCTACAACTGACGAGATCCCGGCTGGCGCCGATGTAGTCCTTGCCCTGGACGGTTCGTACAACAACGACACGACCGCGATCGTGGTGGGCACCGTGGCCCCCGAACCCCACTTCGATGTCGTGCAGGTGTGGGACCCGAAGGGGGACCCGGATTATCGGGTGCCCGTCGCAGAGGTCGAGGAGGCTATTCGGCGGTCGGCGAAGAAGTGGCGGGTGCAGGAAATCATTGCCGACCCGTTCCGGTTCACCCGCACCCTTCAGGAGTTAGAGGCGGAACGGCTTCCGGTGGTGGAGTTCCCGCACTCACCGTCACGGCTGACCGCCGCTACCACCGACCTCTACAAAGCGTGCGTGAACGGGCAACTCACGCACTCCGGGCACCCCACGCTGGCCGCGCACGTCGCGGCTGCGGTGATCCGGGAGGACCCCCGAGGGATGCGACTGGACAAGGCATCGAGGTCCCGTCACGCCCGAAAGATCGACTGCGCCGCAGCCCTTCTCATGGCGCATTCACGCGCAACCTGGCGCGCAACCCACAAGAAAAAGAGAGCAAGGAGCTTCAAACGATGAATGACACACTGACTCTGCTGTTGCAGAAGCTGGACGAAAACCGGCCCCGACATCACGTGCTGGAACAGTATTACGCAGGACAACAACCACTTTCGTTCCTCGCGCCGGAGGCCCGCGACGCCCTCGGTAACCGATTCGCACGCATCAACGCCAACTTGCCCCGCCTGGCCATCACCGCGTTAGCTGAACGCCTGCGGGTCGTCGGCTTCCGTGGGGTTGACGTGTGGGAGGACTGGCAGCGCTGCGATATGGAGGAGCTGTCTCGGGTCGCGCACCGTGAAGCGTTGTTGTTGGGGCAGGCGTACATGATCTGTTGGACAGACCGCTACGGCCGGCCGCTGGTCACGGTGGAGTCGGCCCAGCAGATGACCGCGCTCCGCGACCCTGGCACCCGTCGACTGACGCACGCATTGAAGAAGTGGGAGACCGCGACCACGACCGAGGCTGTCCTGTACGGACCGGATGTCATCACCCGGTACCGGGCCAACCAGACTGGTGCCACGACGGCGGGGTTCTACGTGGTCGACGAGATCGCCAACCCGTTGGGTGTGCCCCCGGTGGTGCGGCTGCTGAACTCGGATCGCATCCTCGACGAGGGTGTCTCCGAGATCAATGACCTGATCCCGATCACGGACATGCTGTCGAAGCTGCTGGCCGACATTCTTGTCAGCTCGGAGAACGCGGCCCGCCCGCGCCGGTACGCCAGCGGTATCGCCCTGGAGGAACGGCCGGTTGTCGATGAGGACGGCATCGACACGGGGGAGACCGAGGACGTCAACCCGTTCGGTGAGAACGACAAAATGATGATTTCGGAGAATGATGCCGCAAGGTTCGGTCAGCTCGACGCCGCCGACCTGGCGGGGTATGAGCGGGCTGTCGACATCGCCCTCACGATGGCGTCTGCGGTGTCCAGTCTGCCGCCGCACATGTTGGGCATCATGCACGACAACCCGTCCTCGGCTGACGCCATCCGCAGCGCCGAAGCCGGTTTGACAGCGAAAGCCGAAGCACGCCAGGCGCAGTTCGGTCGGACCCATGAGGATCTGGCGCGGTTGATCGTCGCGGTGAGGGACGGGGTGGACCCGCAGCGCGTGGATGTCCGGGTGGAGTGGGCGGACCCGTCCACCCGCTCCGTAAGTGCCGATGCGGACGCCACGGTGAAGTTGGTGCAGGCCGGGGTGCTGCCGGTGACTTGGGCGCTGAAGCGTCTCGGCTATACCGACGAGGCTATCGACGAGATCCGCACCGCACGTCGTACGGAAGCCCTCGACGCACAGGCCGTGGACCTGTCCAAGCTGGTCAACTGATGACTCCGTATCAGTTGACGCTGCTGGCGCTGGCCGCTGAATCGGAGTCCGCTGCACTGGCTCTGTGGTGGACGGTCGAAGAGATCGGTGATGCACTGTTCACCGCCGCCCTTGCCGCGATCCTGGCCACCTTCAATCAGCGGGCGGTGTCGCTGGCGGTGACGGCGTTCTCTGCGCAGGCCAGTATCGCCACCGGTAACCCCGTCCCCGTCTCCCTCCCCGGAATCCCCGACGAGACTGACCGGCTCGCCAAGGCCGCCAGCACCGTTCTCGACGTCGCCCGCGCCTCGGACGTCCCCGACAACATCATCGCCCGGATCGGACGGGCGGAACCGTTGAACACCGCTGCCAGAACGTATTCCAACCAGTTGGCGGAGTCACCGTTGGTGGAGGGATGGGTCCGCAACATGGACGCCGACCCATGTCAGCTCTGCCAGTGGTGGTGGCGGGAAGGCCGAATCTGGCCGAAGGACCACCCCTTCCAGACCCACCACGGATGCGCCTGCGTCCCTCGCCCCGTCTGGGCCAGAAACATCCAATCAACCATGAAGTCACGACAACTTGAAAGGAACCGAACAGCATGACCGACACCCACGAAAGCGCCGAAGCCGAAGCCGCTGAGGATACTGACGAAACGAGTACCCCTGAGTTGTCCGATTCGGAATCGGGAAACCCTGAAGGGTCGGATTTGAAATCCGACCAAGATGCCGACACGTTCACCCGCGACTACGTCGAGAACCTGCGCCAGGAGAACGGCAAGTACCGGCAACGGGCGCAACGCGCCGACGAACTGGCCCACCGCCTGCACACCGAGCTAGTGCGCGCCACAGGGCGATTGGCCGACCCCACCGACCTGGAGTTCGACGAGGATCATATTGCTGACACCGCGAAGATGATCGAAGCCATCGACGACCTACTGACCCGCAAGCCACACCTCGCCAATAGGCGACCCGCCGGGGACATCGGGCAGGGACTGTCACCCTCTGCCGGTACCGTCGACCTCGCCGCGATCCTGCGCGGGAAAACCACTGGATAAGGGGGCAGAAGTGGAGTTCGACCCGGAAACCAACAGCTACACATCGCATGGACCAACAGCCCGTGCCCGTGAGTCGTATGACGGCGTGAAGAAGCTGAAGAAGGAGGTTGCCGAGTTGCGGAGCCTAGTCGAGGACTTGACGGCGCGAGTCGAGGACTTGGAGTCCGAGCAAGGCATATAAGTACCCCTTGGGGGTATGCTGATGGGGTCGGTCCTGGTGGCCGGCCCCATCGTTGTCCTGGTGACACGGGTCATTCCCCTCCCGCGTAAGGGGTCGCGTTTCAAACGCAACCCTTTGTCACCCAAGGACATTCCATGACTGAAACCACTGCCGCAAATCCCGAGCTGCTTGCCGACCAGGTATCCAGCCTGCTCGTTCAGCCCCTCGAAGCCGCGTCCGTCGTCCTCTCCAGCGGCCCCCGGATCTTCGATACCAGCGGCGTGCTCCGCATCCCCAAGCTCGTATCCGGGTCCACCCCGACGTTCGTCGGTGAGGGCGGGCTGATCCCTGACACCGCCGATGTCGACTTCGACGAGCTGGTCTTGATGCCGACCGAGCGCAAGAGCATCAAGACGATCCTGAAGTACACCAACGAGCTGGTCCGTCAGTCGGTCGTCGGTATCGACGCGGTGTTGAAGGCCCGTCTGGTCAAGGACGTCTCGGATGCCCTGGACGACGCGCTCCTGAAGGGCGACGGCACCTCTGACACGATCACCGGGTTCATCAACCAGCCTGGCGTTCAGGGCGACTTCTGGGACCCCACCGACCCGGACTCCCTCATGGACGCCATCGGCCTGGCCGTCGCCGCCGAGGCCACCCCGAACCGGTGGTTCCTCAACGGTGCCGACTTCGTCACCCTGCGCAAGGTCAAGGAATCGACCGGCAGCAAGAAGTACGTCCTGGAGTCCGACCTGACCAAGGACGCCACATACCGACTGCTGGGAATCCCCGTCACGGTGACGAACAAGCTGCCGCAGGGCACCGCCGTCCTGGCCGACATGTCCCAGGTCGCCATCGCCCGCGACATCGCCCCCTCGGTCACGGTCCTCACCGAGCGGTACGCCGAGTACGACCAGATCGGCCTGCGCGTCGTCACTCGTTACGACCTCGGCCTGCTGCACCCCGAGGGTGTCATCGTCCTCGGAATCGAGAGCGGCAGCTAGTGGCGGTCGAGCCAGACCAGGTGGCGACGTTCCTCGGGAAACCGGAGGACGCCGCCACCTTGGCCACCGCAGAGCAGGCCATCCCGATTGTCACCGTCATGGTCCGGGCCTACGTCCGGGGCGGTCCCGATTGGGAACCAAACGAAGAGCTGGAAGCCGTCATCGTCACCGCCGCCGCCAGGATGACCACCAACCCCGGCCAGATCCCGATCGACCTGACTACGGGTGCGTTCGGACAGAGCATCCGCGGCGCGTTCCAGGGCTGGACTTTGGCCGAGTTGTTCGTTCTGAACAGGTATCGGAAGCGGGCACTGTGAAAACGGTGGGCTGGCACGGCCTGATGTCAGACATTTCGGACGATGCGCAGCGGCCAGGGGTCTAGGACAGATCTACGTGTCTCAACCTCTGGTTCTGTAGAACCAGAGGTTACAGCCGAACCGCCCTGCAATATGCAGCCCACGTTGGAAACCATCGACGGCATGCAGTGCAACTGCCGCCGGAATGTCGCTCGATGCGTGCGCGATTCTTCTCCGCCCACCTGTTGTAATGATGAGTGCACAGGGTTCCCCGGAGGCAAGCGTGAACGATTACCAGCACCCGGGCTGGCCGCGCACAGCGACCAGACTTCGTCTTAGTTACCCATTGACAGGGAAGTGTGTTATTCCATTCGGCAACGATCTCATCGAAGGCCGTCGTTGAATGTTCGGTGGTCACCGTGAACCTTCCTCGGCTGCGACCTGAATGCGGTACAGGTGCGGGTGATTGATGAGCTGCACTCCGTCCTCCTCTTTACAGTGTTGGCCGCACTGGGCGGCGCAGATGGGGCACACGACGGCGAGCGAGTCGACGCGGCAGTCGTGGAAGTAGTTGGTAATCATGGTGGTTCCCTCAAAGCTTGGTAGCGCAACGGGTAGCGCAGCGACCCGCATTTCGCGGTTGTTCGTGAATGTTCGTCCACGTACGGACAAGCGTGTTGACCTGCGTTTCTGGACACGAGCGAATGCCAGCAAACGCCAAATTCAAGGCTGGGGGTCAAGTGGTCGCAGGTTCAAATCCTGTCAGCCCGACAGTGAAGCAAGAGGCCAGGACCGGTGTGAGCCGGGCCTGGCCCTTTGCATTGCGGGGGCCGACGTGTTGCTGGGAGCCGAAGTGGCCGCCGAGGCACGAGGCGGCTCCTGTCTCGGGTCGCGGTTCTGTCGCGTGAGATCGTCGGCCATCAGGCCGCCTGATCTCCTGGTGGTGCGGGGCCGCCGGGTTCACCGGCGTCGTCGGTTGGGCGGGGGCCGTTCGTCTCGTCGCCGCGCGGATTTCCTTGAGCGGATCCCGCTGATTCGATCTCCGCTTCAGTGTCGTTGTGGCCCTGGGGTTCTGGTTCGTCGGGTGGGTGCAGGAGGCGTTCGGGGCGGTGGTAGTAGTTGATTCGGGCTTGGCCGGTGTCCAGTGATGGTGGGGGAATCCATTCGACTTCGCAGCGCTCGTTCATGCGGGTGGTCCAGCCGCCGTTGTTGTCGACGCTGCGGTTGTCGGGCCCACACGCCAAACCAAGCTCGTCGACGTTGGTGTTACCACCCTTGGCGAAGTCAGCCTCCACATGATGACCCTGACAACCGTAAGCCCCCACAGTGCAGCCCGGTTTGGTACAACCCCCGTCGCGAGCAATCAACATGATCCGCTGCGCCGCCGACGCGACCCGCTTGGTACGGAACAGATCCAACGCTGATCCCGTGGCCCGGTCGAACACCGCCAGATAGTGGTTCGCGTGCCCGGCCATCCGGATCACCTCACCGATCGGCACCACGGTGCCGCCGCCGGTGACACCGACCCCGGCCCGCGATTCCAGGTCTTGCAGGGTGGTGCGGATGATCACCGACACCGGCAGCCCGTTGAGCTTGCCGAGCTCACCGCTCATCAGTGCGATACGGCCGGCGGCGACCATGGCGTCGTGCTGGCGTTGGACCAGGCTGCGGTGGTCGTTGTCGATCTGGGCCTGTGACGGCGTGCCTGAGGTGCACGGCTCAGGATCGTCGGGATTACACATCCCGGGGGCGGCGAACTTGGCGAAGATCGCCTCCCACACCGCCCAGGCTTCCGGAGTCAACGTCGCCGACACGTCGACCATGCCGTCCTCGCGCTGCTTGTGTTTGGTGACCCCACGCTTGCGCGCGCGTTCGCGCTCGTCGGGTTCGGGTCCGTCCTGATCGAGCAGGAACAAGGTCCGATCCGCGGAGTCTTTGAGTTCTTTGGGGCCGTTGCCGACGGCGGTGCGGACCAGGTCGACCTCGATGCGTTCCCGAGTCGCGGTGTCCACGAAGCCGGGCAATTTGGCCATGGCTTTGCGGATCACCTCGACATGCTCGGCGTTGATCAGCCCGTGGGCTTGGGCGGCCGCAGTCGCGGGCAGCACCGGCGCCAACGCCTCCCCGGTCATCGCCTGGCGTGGCGCCAACAGGGCGGCCTCGGTGAGCCGGCGATGCGCCTCGCTGGTCGAGATCCGCCAGCGGACTGCCAGGACTTCTTTCCAGGATTTGGCGCCCATCTGGGGCGGTGTCGCCTCGGCCTGCAGCCGGGCCAGCAGGCGGTGACTGAC